GACGCGGACTAGGGCTTCTACGCCGCGGACTAGGGCTTCTACGCCGCGGACTAGGGCTTCTACGCCGTGGACTGGGACACCGTCGACGTCCACCGATATTGTCTACCAGAAATTGTATCAAGTCTGCCTTTTTAAGTTTAGACCAGTTTTTGAGATTATTTTGACGTGCAATATCCTTCAATTGTGCTACTGTCATAGAATGAAAGTCGTCCATTTTGTTTTCCACTGATTATTTTTATAGCCTTGTTTTCATATATCCCGGTCATTCAATAAACTTTTTATGAGCTATAAAAACTGTAATGGAAGACTACCTTCATACTAGGAAATCTATAATTATCAAAGAGACTTTTGATGATAGAGATAAGTTATCTCAGTACCTCGAAAACCAATCCCCCATCGTCCTTGAAGAGAGTAATATTGCGTTTGGAGGCGGTATGCATGGAGAGGTAGTTGAGAGGTACTCTGATGATATAATTATTCCTCCTCTCAACACCGACATCAGGTTCAGTAAACACCTTCCCACCCACACCCCCACGAAAGATGAAGCAGAAGGTCATTCTTACTCTCATCCCGGGTATATCGTTAAGGAGGACTTTAGTGGCGTTGATCAGGAGGGTGGGTATGTCATCGTCCCGCCGCTGAACACAGATATCAGGTTCTCCAAAGAACTTCCGCTGATGGACCCGCAAACACGCGGGCCATCATTTGGCTCAGGACGTGTAACGAATTTAAGTTCATATGATCCCCGGGAACACGAACATTCAGGGAAAACACATCCTCGTGAATTACACACTCATAAAAACGTTCATGAGAATTTTTCTTGGGCTGTACCAACACAGCATGATACCCCCCTAGACTTGGTCAAAAAAAGTTTAATCCACAAAGTTAGCATACAGCACGCCTGTGGTTCTTGTTGGGCTGTTAGTTTTGCGGATACTATGAGTGACTGTTTTGTCGTTGCAGGTGCTGTTGGGTGGTCGCCCAATATTAGTGCCACGTACCTTATGTCATGCATCCCCCCCGGCAACTCGCACAACATGTGCCTCGGAGGTAACCCCGCCGCTATCGCCCCATACCTTGAACGCGAAGGCGTTGCAGACACGTCGTGCATGGACTACTCGTGGTGTTCAGGGGACAGCGAGCTATGCAAAAGCGTCTCATCCGCGCGGCATTTCGACGCACAGACACTGGCCACTAAACTGAACGACAACATTCCCAAACCTTGCGGGTGCTACTATAAAGGCATTAAAAAATACCTCTACCAACTGGATTCTGGAAGCGATGTTTTTTTTATCAATAAGAAAACCCCTATCGATGTGTTCAGGAATTCCGTAAAGAGTCATATTCTTGATTTTGGACCTGTTATTGGTGGGTATGTGGTATTGAAGAACTTTTTTACAGGAAACTTCACAGACCCTAATCTCAACGGCGGTGTGTATCTTGATCGCGCGGACTACAATGGGTATAAAGGTGGCAACTTGAGGTTCAGCGACAGTATGACGAGTGAAGCAGCTGGACTGCACGCTATAAGTATCGTGGGATGGGGAGTTGCCAAAAATATCCAATACGATAACGACAAGGTCGGAGATGTACCATATTGGCATTGCAGAAACTCATGGGGTGAGAAATGGGGTAACGAAGGCGGTTTTTTCAAAATAGCTATGTATCCTTTCAACAAAATTGCTCAATTTGACAAAGAGGTTATGACAGAAATAGGAGGCCCTGTTGGGTCCATGATCCTCATTCGCGCGACAAAGAAACCAAAAATGGTAAACCTACAACAAGTATCACAAAAATATAAGCAAAACATCAACAAACAACGATCTAACACATACTACATGGCAGACCCACAGAAGGTGCGAGAAATCAATAGACGCGATATTCTTAATTTGGATATGGAAGGAGAGTTAGACCCCCGGGTAGATAGCCTTTTCACTAGAGGCTCTGCAGGCAACACGTGGTTAATCGTTTTAAGCGTTATTGTTATACTAGGAGCAGTTTGGTTGATGTATAAGAGACAAAACAGTTTATACAGGACATAAATTTGATAATTCAAATTTAGAAAATATTGAAAAATATTATGGTTGTTCATAATGCTTGAACAAACGTACACTCTGTGGCCTCATCAGGCAAAAACAGTGGCGTGGATGGAGGCAGTCGAGACCGCCCCGCCCAACGCAGACGTGAAGGGCGGGGTTGTGGGACTCGCCATGGGTCTTGGCAAAACCCTCATTGCACTGCACCACTGCCTAACAGACAAACACAAAAAACCATCTCTAATAGTCACCAAAAAACCCATATTGGACGAGTGGGTGAAAAACGGTGTGAAGAAATTCTTCAAGGGAAAGAAAGTTTTAGTTTTGGACAGAAAGACTAGCGACGCCGAAGCCTCGGACGAGGCCGACATAGTAATTACAACCTACAGCTACTGCACACAGGCTTACAAAATGAGCCGTCCTATCATGGACATGTGTTGGAGAAGGGTTGTGTTTGACGAGTCGCACGTCATGGGAAGGCGAACCAGTCTGTTGTTCAAAGCATCAAAAACTATCGCCAGCAACTCACAGTTTGTCTGGTGTATGAGCGGAACACCTCTTTGCAACAAGAACACGGACCTAAAAATCCAACTCGAAATATGTGGATATCCACAGAAAAAGAAAAACTGGAGCCTCAACATAGACAAATTGGCAAACCACATTATGTTCATGGATGCAGATTGTGCAAACACAGGCAACACACCTCCTGTCAAGAAACCAAAAACAGTGGTCCACAACATCGACATGACACAGACTCAGCGCGCCCTATACACTAAAACGATTGAGAAAACGGTCGCCCTGACCAACAGTGCTGACAAAAAAGCACATCATAAGAAACTGGGTTACTTGGGAGGGATGCTCACAAAACTGCGACAGATCAGCATAGGAGCTGAAATGTTAGGTGTGAAGGATCAACACGCCAATAAGGCACGCAAGGTGTTGGAAATTGCTAAGACACTGGATACAAAGACATCCAAACTCACCACTTACAACCCAACCCCAGACAACACACACCACAAAATGGTTGTGTTTACATCCTTCAGGAAATCAGTCGAAATCGTCAGAAATATGTTTGCTGCAGAAATCCCCTCGTTTAGGTCTGTTGTTGTTGACGGCTCAGTCAAAAATAAAACAGCAGTTATTGACAGCTTCCAAACCGACCCATCCATTAATTGTCTTTTTATGAACTACAAAATTGGGTCTGAGGGTCTTAATATCACAAACGCGTCTGTTGTGGTGCTCCTGGAGCCTTACTGGAATGACGCTGTGCACAATCAGGCCATTGCTCGTGCTCTGAGACCTGGTCAGAAAAAGAGGGTGGTCATTCACCAATTGATAACAAAGGACAGCATTGAGGAACATATGATCAAGTTGTGCTCGGTCAAACGGTCCCTGCGAGACAGATGCTTCGAGGACACACCACTGTCTCAGGAAAAAATGCTAACTCTGGACATACTCAAAAAACAAAACGACTATGCGATACAAGTACATGCACAAGTAGAAGAATAGAATTGTATGTTTTCTGATAATTGGTTCTCTCCTATCTATCAGTTTTCTGATAATTGGTTCTCTCCTATCTATCAAAATTGTATCCCCTCGGGGATACGATACGATAAAACTCTGTATTTTCTCAAGTCTAAGTCTTGTATGTATTCTCAAGTCTTTGTATTTTCTCAAGTCTAAGTCTTGTATGTATTCTCAAGTCTTTGTATTTTCTCAAGTCCTGTATTTTCTCAAGTCTAAGTCTTGTATGTATTCTCAAGTCTTTGTATTTTCTCAAGTCTAAGTCTTGTATGTATTCTCAAGTCTTTGTATTTTCTCAGGTCTAAGTCTTGTATGTATTCTCAAGTCTTTGTATTTTCTCAGGTCTAAGTCTTGTATGTATTCTCAAGTCTAAGTCTTGTATTTTTTCTAACTGAATTGTCCTAATTTCTCAGGTCTTCATAAAAACATGGGAGAACATGTAATAGGACGCTTAGTTCAAACAAGCCAAAATCATCAGTACCAGCCAGGTGACTGTAGATGTTTCCACTGTTCCGCCTTCAGTGCCCGGGTTCCGTGCCATACTACCCACGGCATCAGGGACTGGCAAATAGGTACCGACTCGTGTTGTGGGGGGTTCTGTACCTCACAGCCCAGGTGCGCGCACCCGGACAGAGACGAATGCGAGATAGGCCGTGGGTCAAAGGGGCAAGATCCCCTCATTTACTATGGGTGGGATAAACGAGCGCCCTATCTCAAGTGTATCTATAATTTAGATAAAATTGATACAAGAAATCAGGTTCTTGCGTATAAGGATAAGTTTGGGGAGAATAACGATATTGAGGGCAAGTACTGTACCCAGAAAGTAAACACATGTCCAAAAGGCATGAAGGAGTGCAGTCGACTTAAATCGATAGGCGAAGGAGGTAACGAATGTAGAAAGTGGTTTGAAAAACAACCATCACATGTACAAGATGCTACAATACAAAATTACTGTCTTCGTCATAACACGGAGGATTGTAAATGCATTAACAGAGGTGATAACAGTTCGTATCAGGCCATGAAAGGGGCTCATGCAATAAATGATGGTTGCTGGTATTCAGCATGTGCAAATCGCTCAGGAAAGTACTTGGTCCCTTCCCAACTGGCTAATCCTTCATGTCCCGATAACCTATGTCAGGTTTTGTTTGACATAGTAGAGGACGGTAATGTTTCAATTGACCACGTCCAGAATGACATCACGTGTAAATTTGATAGAAACCCGCCAGAACCCTCCTCAAAACCGGCGCCACCCAAACCGACTCCAAATGATCCTGATCCTCCGGTGTTAATTCCTGAAAATACTTTTTTTGATTTCGCTAACAAATACCGATACGAGCTCATTGCAAGTGCTATTCTAGTCGTGTTGTTATTAGTAGTGACTCTGTTCTGAACACAATACCTTTGAAATATTTTCCTGTGTTACCAAAATGTACTACAAGGACAGTCCATACGGTCAAACCCCCCAAACAGCTTATTTCGAAGGTGCTCCAAACGTCCGAGCCCCATTGCTTCCCCCTGGCTATGGAAACGTCGATAGTGGAAAGATCGATATTAAAGAATATCTTACAAACCCATGGGTTATCGCCATCACCGTAATTTTAATTGTGATCGTTATTGCCTGGCTCACGAGCAAAGAAGGTTATAGACATTATTAGATATTACTATCGATTCATTACTACTAGTAGTAATGAAAGTATGAGTAACAATGAGTAATACAATTACTTGAATATGTTCAATATTGTGTTTTTCGATAATGTTTTATTTGAGAGATCTATTGCATTTCTATAGGTATCCTTGTCTGGATTTGTGATTACTGTGCTGTATTCGTCGATGTACAGATGTCCAGTCATCAAAGTATTCATCATAATTTCCGAGTCCTTGTTGGCTGTCCCAATAGCAATTTTCTTTCCAATACATTTATCGATTAGCACAAACTTGGGTCCGTCGTCCGTTGGGTACACAATACCTATCGTTTTCTGTTTTTCATCACATGTCGTACTCGTGGTTGCAATTACTTGGCTATCATCCAACATGTTTTGGCCTTTTGCGATCGCTCCTGTTCCGATAATGATGTTCATATTAACGATCCCGTCATGGCATGTTCTGTATTTGTTTACCAGGACAATTTTGGGGCTTGTGATGTTCTTGAAACATAGGTATTCATTTGCACCTTGCGGAGCGTCTATTACATCTCCTGAGAAGACTACGTCTTGTGTGGAGTAATTTCTATTCCATCCCACTTTACTGTTCATGTCAACGGCACTCAAGTCCAAATCTATTCTTTTCCCGTCTTGGTTCCGCCAATAGACACCAACAATGAGGGGTGAAGAGGGTGGGGGTTCAAACGTTGTCCCGATAGGAAATGGACCCGAGAAGTTCTTCTCTGATGTGGGCAGAGCCAGGCGTGTGCCGGGGGTCTGAATAAAACAGTCGGGAAGAACACACTTCAACTTTGATACATATTTATCAATTTCATCCTTACGGTCCCTCGTACACCACATTTTACCATTTCTTACTTGGTATACTTTTGATGGTTTGTTATTGATGAGATATTTGACGTGTTTCACGATTTCATACCCCGTTGTTGGTTCATGAGTCGCGGATTGCATCGGTGAGTGGTGTTTCTTGGACAACTTGCTGATCCTATTGATGTAAGGTTTCGCTTCGGCGTGAGTTTTCATACTCATGAATATAGGTTTGTAGCGATTGAAGATTACTGCCAAACATTGTTCGTTATCTTTGAGCCACCTAATAGAATGTGTTCCTTCCTCTATCTTTTTGTAGGTGTCTTTGTTTTTGATGAGACTTAGTTCGCCTGTTGCATCGTATACCGCGCACCTGAGGATGTCGATTGGATCTCTGGGCGCGATGTCGTGTTTGACGTGTATATACGTCCTACTGTCACGATTCCGGACCTTGGTGATGTCTACTTCGTGCGTTTGAAGGATATTGAATACATCTGCAATTGTGTCAGCTTTCAATGCTACTTTTTTATAAAGGAGGTTCCGTGTGAGGTCTTTGATCTCGTCTACCTCACAGCCTTTTACGAATCTGAGAGGTACAGACATATCCTTTTCACAGTTTACGTTAGGGATGTACACAATCTCTGGCAAGTTGAGGATGTCGCCGAAGGTCACTGAGATGTAATGACAAATCTGGTCGACGGCCAGTTCCTCGCGGGTCTTGGACGTTACGTCACTCCAGGTTGTGTAAAAGGTTTTATTGAGTTTGGTGGCCTCAGATATGAGGACACGCTCTACCGTTTTTGATATATTCTTTGGGGCGATGTAGCCGTATTTGATGAGCTTCAGGTTCTTATTATACACCTTAGAATCCCTCACAGGCACAGAGCCGTGTAGATTGAGAGATGCTTTAACGAGGTTAATGTTATTCATGGTTTTTATATTCACTTCAACCTTCATTTAATTTATTCATATTATTTGGAACCCCTAAAGGTCACAGATGTTTGTTTCAAAAGGCGGATGGTAATAATCTCTTTGTGATATTGAGGAACCATCTTTGCCTTTTGAAGGATAGGCGAGTAGTAAAATAAGAATAGTTATTAAGAGGAACCACCTTTGCCTATCTAATATATACATTCATTACCTTTAAACCACTTTCTAAATTAATGAAATGGGTTAGATTTTAACCATTAAATATATTGTTGTGTGAATTGTTTTAATGCAGCAAATGACCTATCATTTCCTTTATATGGGATCCGTTTACCGTTTACATAGAGGATATAACTAGGGATTGTCTCTAGATTCGGGTAGATATTATTGAGAACCCCCGAGGATTGGATATCCTTTTCGCTCTGGCGCTCTCCGTCTATCTGAAGGGTCATGCACGTTACTGCACCGTCATTGCCTAACCGTTGGAAATCGGGCTTGGCAGAGGTGCAGGCGCCGCAATAGCTTCCCTGAATCATCACAAAGACGGGCTTGCCTCCGAGCTGACCAACCAAATCGCCTGAGTCTGAGAAGTCTGTCCGCTCGAGATATCCAATAGGATGCGTTAAATCAACCATTTTTGTGTTAACAAAGATAGTTTTTACAAACCTAACCACATAAAAATGGATAACAACCACATAAAAATGGATGAATATGAACGTATTCGACGTAATCAGACCGTCGACGTGTACGAATCAGACGTCTCAGAAGCCTCGACAGGTGGACGGCTCTCAAAAAGGAGTATCAACACATCGCGATGGACGTCGCCGAAAGATACAAAGAAAGTAATATTTATCCCCCCTTACAACACAG